GTCGGAGGTCTCATCCTCCACAAGCGCCGTCATGCGATTGAGGTGGCGTAGCCCCACAGGGAACACATGGCCGTGCTCATACAGCAGGGCCCGCAAGGCGTTCACGTCCGCGGTGCGCTGATGCACCAGGCGCTCCCGGTCACGGAAAATCGCCGCGCGGGACTGTTGCTCAACTGTCTTGGGCTCAACGAATCGCATCTCGGGCTGGCGGGCTGCGATGACGATCGCCTCGGCATCGGCGGCGTCATTCTTCTGGCGCTTCACGAACGGTCGCACGTATTGCGGCGCGATCAGCTTCACCTCGTGCCCAAGCGCTTCCATCTCGCGCGCCCAATAGTGCGCGCCGCCGCAAGCCTCGAAAATGACCAGGCACGGGCCCTGCTGGGCCATGAACGCGGGGAACTGCTTGCGCGAAAGCTTTTTGCGAAACTGGACCTCACCTGTCCGCAGCGCGCCGTGGACCTGGAAAACATTCTTTGCCAGATCGACCCCGATCATCATATCCTTCATCTCGCCGTCCTCTCCGTTGTGTGGCTCTTAACACCACGACCTTGGCACAAATCGATGCCGTCAGGGGAGGGCGGCAACCACTCCATCTCGGACCCCGATGGCGATAGATGAACCGCAGGCGCAGACCAGTGCGGCGTTCCCATTCGCCGGGGGTGATCCGGCCGCCACGGGTGGATTTGCCTGCAGCGGGCGTGGGGATTGCCAGCCAGAACCCGTTCTTCGAGCGGATCAGTGGACCGGTATCATGTGCGCCGATGATCACGGGGGCGTTTGACCAAACCAACGCGGCCGCGTTTAGGCTTTCGCCGGATTTCGGGAAACTGGCGAAGCGGATTGAGTTCGCCAGGCGTGTGCCCAGCCCCGCGCCAGTGATCTGGGTGCGCCAGGCGGATTTCAGGTCGGTGCCCGCCTGGCGCATCGCGGCTGTGACGGCGCGTTCGCCCGCCGCGACCTCGGCCGCCATCAGGGCGACGATGTCGGGATCGATGGCGAGCTTCAGTTTCATGCCGGACGCAAATCCACTGTCCAGACCAGCCGTTCGCGATCACGGGCGGGTTCGCCTTGGATGAGGAAAGCATCGCCGTCGATTTCCACCCTGTCACCGGGGCGCGGGTTCGGAACCTCGGCCACGCGCAGGTCGATTCGCGTGGTTTCAGACCAAAGCCGCGCGTCGCCGAAGTCGGTGACGGCATCGGCACGCCGGGCGACGACGCGCACCAGAACCGGTGCGCCGCCATCGGCGATGTAGATCGCATCCCGCCCGACATTCGGATCGGCGAAGAGCGCACCGACGGCAGCGACAAAGGCAGACATCAGAACGCGCCGTTCAGACGCACCCGACCGATCAGGTCGGTGGCACCGCCCGCCACGGCCTCGGTCGCCACGCCGATCAGGGTGTTCGATGTCAGGGTTTTGGTGGTCTGCTTGGCGGTGTTGTCCCAGTAGATCTTGTCACCTGCGGCCCAAGCCTGCGAGGCGACCTTCTTCAGATCGTAGACGCCGACGAGCGCGGCCTCGACCGCCTCGCCAAGAGCGGCGGTGCCAGCGGCCACACCGAAGATGGAACCTACAAGTAGGCCATCGCCGGAAGTGACGGCATAGGGCGCGGTCAGAGTGATGGTCTTGCCGGGCTGGACGTAGTTTTTCATGGGGAGGATCCTTTTGGAAAGACGAAGGGCGGCCCGTCAGGACCGCCCGTGTGTCAAGGTTCAGGATGGGGGCGTTATGCGCCCGGGTTCTTGTAGAGACCGCGCCAGTCGATGGCCTTGGCGCCGAAGTCGAGGCGGCACTTGATCTCGACCCCGTCGACGTCGAAGCCATTGCGGGTTTCGATATAGGCACCCTGCTGGCCCTCCAGATAGGCATACTCGATGGTATCGATCTGGTTCGGGTTCGCCGCCAGATACCAGGCGGTGGGGCTTGCGGCATCGAGTCGGGGCTCGCTGATCGGCGAGAGCGTCCGGATCGACTGCGGCACCACCTTGGTGCTGTCGGCGGGTACGAGGTTCTGCGCCACCAGCTGCTCGGCCTTGAGTTCGAGGGCAGCGGGCACGATCAGGAAGGCCGGGCGGATGTTCAGCACGGTCTTCTTGTCGAACCCGGTCTGCAGCGCCATCGCCGCCCGCGCCGCGCCCACCGCATCGACCGCGAGCGCCGTGCCGGTGCCGGCCAGGTTCTTGTGGGTTGTGTGGAACAGCGCGTTGCCGTCGGCCATCGCCGGGTTGGCGGTGATGATGCCCCAGACGACGTCGCTCTCCAGCTGCGCGATGGAGTTGCCGTACATCGCCGGGATCCGGGTGAAGGCATCCAGATCGTCGTTGATCAGGGTCTGGCGGGTGATCGCAACCACCCGGCCATAGGTCTTGACCTTGTAGCTTTCCTTGCTCTCGCCGAGCGTGCCGCGCTTGAACTCGCCGCTTTCGCCGACCTCCAGCAGTTGCGGCGCTTCACCGAGCTGGACCCGGTGCATCGCCTTTAAGTCGGTGGCCAGCACCTGGCGGCAGAACAGCATGAAGGTGCGGGGATAGGCCTCGTAGGCCTGCCGGAGGGTCTTGTTAGTGACCGCCGACAGGATCTCGGGGAATTCCGAGGTCGAATGCAGCGAGCGCGTCGCCACCTCGTCGCGCGAAAGGCCGCGCGTGTTGACGCCTGCATTGCCGAGGCTCTCGCAGGCCAGTTCCAGCAGCGTCATGCCGCGATACTGGCGGGCGGCGTCCTCCAGTTGGAACAGCGTCGGGCTATAGCGGTGCAGCAGGGCATTGGCCACCGCGTCGCGGCGGGTGGCCGGGGTTATCTTGGCACTCCCGCGCCTGAGAACAAAGTGTGATTGACAGGACGTTGGATTTCGGCCACAACACCTCTGCTAACTCGTGTTGATCGCCCATGGTGGGCGCGTCGTTAAAACGGTTAGCGGAAACAAGAGGAAACACCATGAACACTCCTTCGAGTGATATTTATCCGTTCGGCTTCCACAAGTGCCGAAACATATCTTCCCCTGATGATGAAGCTGCCAATCGGCGCGTGTATTCTGGCTCGGCTCCGGCACGATCAGTGATAGGACTGGACGACAACGAAAACGTCCGTGAATACCTTGTGGATGCAAAGGGTAAGCAAAAGAAATCTCCTACGCTTGTACATCAGGCGATGCGGAAGAGCCTCAGAGAAACGCCTGAAACCTTTGGGGTTCTCAATAGTGGGACCGTGATTGTCGCTCGGGAGGCTGCGGTTGACGATAAGGATCGCATTCTCAATCTACGCGATGCCAGCATAATTAACGGCTCCCAAACCAGAGGCGAACTTCGGCGATATTTCGAACAGAGGTCTACAGATGATACGTCTGAGCCGAGCATCAAATTCGAAATTATTGTGACGGACGATGATGATCTGATCGCCGAAATATCGATTTCTCGAAATTTTCAGAACGATGTTAAGCCGATTTCTATCGCTGGGCGTCGAGGGCAACTCGATGACTTGGAGAAACGCATACAGTCGGTGGATCCGCAGGCAAAGTTACGCAAGAGCGAAAGCGATTTGCTCGCTGACGACAATTTTGTCGATACCGAGAAGGTGATCCAAGCGACGTTTGCATTGCTACCGGAGGGCTTGTCACCGCCATCAGGTATGACTGTGGACTTGTCCAATAAGGTTTTCGCGTATAGTCAAAAAACACGTTGTCTGAAGATTTTTCAGAAGCTGGCAGATGAGCCGGAATCTGAGATGTATCAGGCATTTCTTGGCGTCGCACCTGTAGCTTGGTCGCTCTACAAGAAGTGGAAGGCCCATCAAGGCTTTATTGGAACCGGAATTCGCTCAGTGGAGCGTGACAACGGCAAGGTTGTGGAAGTCCCAGACGGGATAGTTTTCCCCATTGTCGCGGCACATTCTGCGTTCGTCTACAAGGCAACAGCGGGTTGGCAACTGGGTAAGCCTGACCAGCTTAGCGACGAGGAGATTATCAACGTTGCAAAGCAGTCCTACATGGAGATTGCTGGGCATAACCCGCAGACGATGGGCAAAAGCAAGGCTTGCTATACTTCATTGATGCAGATTACCTCTATTTACGCAAAACTCTTGAAGAGCACCCAGTAGATAGAGAAACCCAACATACTTAGTCCGGTAGGGTTGCGGCCCTGCCGGGCGATCACCTCGGCCAGCGTCATGGTGCCGGAGCGGATCGACAGCAGGTTCGCCATCCCCCTGTGTCAAGGAAGTTGTCCGCTACTCTACTTTTCCTCTATTTCACAGGTGGGCGGGATAGGACGATGACGTGGGATATTCACCGGAACGCAAGGCGGCTGTGCTGAAGCGGATGCAGC